TTCCCGTCACGGCTGTTTTTAGTTTTGAGCCAGGATTTGCACGTCTATAGGCAGCGACACCTGCTCGGGTCATGCCAGCGCCCGACTTCGTCGAACGATAATTCTTTTTTGTTCTTGGTATTGGATTATCTCTTCTTTTTTGCATAAGTTTTTACATTTGTTGGTTTAGGGCCAGTGTTCGACGCGGCACGTTTTCGTCTGACTGCAGAAGCCTTTTGAGATGCACTCATATTTCTCGCTTTTGCAAGAGGGACACACTTTGGATATTTTCTTTTGCTCCCTTTCGATCTGCCGCAAGGTTGATATTTGCCATCTTTCTTCGGAGCTCCTATATCGACCCATTTCTCTGCTACCCATTTTCTTAATCCACCTTGTGCCATATTAATATTTTTTTGTAACTTTTCTTCGGTTGTTCATAACTTTACCACAACCTTTAGCTATTCCACCTTTGGCTTTTTTCTCTCTCTTTTTACCACCTGGTGTAACTTTACCAGAGCATACCGCACTAGCATACATGTTAGCATAAGCTGAAGGATAAACCTTAAACTTTCTTTTTGCTGCTGCTTTTCCCCTTGGACATAGCTTTGCCATTTTTTGCTCCTTTTTTCTTAATCACACCTCTTGCAATTAAGATATCTTTTTTAGTTACTTTGCCATCACCCGACATATCAGGAAATGATTTACCACCTTTTTTGTAATTACCTCTTTTTGTTAATGGTCCACCCATCATCATCTTTTTTCTTTTCATTATTTTTTCTCCTTTTTACAATTACATTCATGATCACACAAACAAGGTGTGATTCCAAAAATCTTACATACGATTTCACAAATTTTATTTTTTATTTTTTTTAACATTTTTTACCTTCCTTTTTACTACAATTTTACCGTCCACTTCTTTAACCGTCATGCCTGCATTTTTAGTGTGACGTTTAAGCTGGCTATATTTTTGTGAACAAGATAATTTTTTAGCCATATTATTTTCTTTTTATCAAATCTGTTGCTTTTAGTCCATAGACGCTAGCAATAACTCCTACGAATATAGTTTGATACCAGAACGGAAGCTCTGAAAAGTATTTGAAGAAGAGCTGCATCTTGTCCATGGCTGACGGATCTTCGGACCAGACTGCCCAGGCTAATAAAACGATGGGCGCGGACAATAAAAGCAAAATGAATTCGTCTTTCCAGTCCGATTGTCTAGCTTCTAATAATTTTCCTTGATATTCAGCTTCACCTTTAGCCATAGCTAACGCATGACGTTTTTGTGCATCAGACATCAACATTTTTGTTTCTTGTCTGTTTTTATAAATGTGTGAGCCTGCTTGAACGGCTAATTTAATAGCACTTAACCACATATTAGTACCAAGTAGCTGTTCTTTTTTTCTCTTTTAAAACATTACCTTGGCCTTTAACTGCTTGTTTTTGAGATTCATTAGGTTTAGTCATCTCAACTGGCTTAGGTTGTTTTACAACTTGTTCTTTTTTCATGTTTTTCTCCTCTTTTTACTCAATCCAGCTTCGGAAAGAGCAATTGCTATTGCTTGTTTTCTATTTTTAACCTTTTTTTTCGATTTTCCAATATTTAATTCACCTTTTTTGAATTCTTTCATAACTTTTCTAACTTTTTTCTGACCTTTACCCATTAATTTCCTCCATTTTTCATTATTGAATCAGCCGATGGTATAGTTTTTTGCAAAATTGTCTTCTCAATGGATGTATCAGCTCTTAATCTTGCTAATTCATCGTCTTGTTCTCTATCTAAAACCTCATTTTGTTGATTCATCATTGCTTTCATCTTATCAAGATTCATTTTTTCTTCACCTTCCATTTGTTTTCTAGCATTTTCTTGTGCTCGAAGATCTAATTCTCTTGCTCTAAGTTTAGCAACTGGATCATTTCCAAAATCACCGTTGATTTCTTTTTCTTGTTTCATAAATTCTTCCATCATTTCAGCAATGAGTACTGCTTTTCTTGATTCCATTTGTTCGGATAACATTCTAATTTGCATTTGCATTTGTTGTGCAACTTGTGGGTTTTGTTGTGCAGCCATTTGCATTTGTTGAAGCTGTAACATTTCATCTCTAAATTCTATTTCAACTTGTTCTTGAGCCATTAATGAAATGTGTTCAAAAATATTTTTCTCTAAACTTGCAGCAATGATTGGATTGTTCTTTGCCATGTTCGTTGCCATAAAATTTAAGTGAGCGGTAATGTGAGCTCTATGGTCTTGACCCGGAAACGCTTGGAAAGGTTTCCCTGCAAGAGAGTCAATATGTTCTAATGCAGGGTCCTTTGGTTGTGGGGGTTGTGGACGAATTAGTATTTTATCAATATCTTTTACACCTAATGCTTCATACATATTTCTGTAAACTTCGTATTGATTATGAATTCCAGGATTAGATGCAGCCAATTGCAGTTCCGTTTGCGCAAGGGAGATACGCTGTGTTTGTGAAAAAATATTTGGATCTGCAACTGGCAGGATATCTACTCTATCGTCAAAGTCTGTTTGTTTAATCATTCTTTGACCTCCAACAACATCGTAAGGATATTCTTGGGGTAGATAAAGCTTGAAAACTCGTGCTAATAATTTGAATTCGTTTTTAAGTGCTGCATAAATTCTTTTGTGAATTGCAGACATGGTTCTTGATCCTCTTTCTAGCAGCGCGACAGTCGTTCCCACCGCAGCTTGCTGATTCCCTTCACCCACTTGCATGTCAGCTATAGATGCAAAACGCTGACCAGCTTGTACAACGACTCCCAATAAGTTTAGAAGTGTTTGAGATGGCTCTTTAAATGGAAGCGTCATAAACGCATCTCGAATGTTTCCACCAGGTGCATCTACATCTCTAAATTCTCCTGGTTGAATAGACTGAGCATCATCTCTTATTCTAATTCCTCGTTGCTTGAATCCTGCAGGTAAGTTTGAAAGTGTTCCTGCGTCAAGTAATTGTCGTAAAGCAGATGTGGCCGTTCTTGATAAACCACCAATCATGTGAATCAAACCAAAACCATAAAAACCAAGTCCTGGTAAAAATTTAAAATGTACAAAATAATTTATTTTGTTTTTTCTAGGATCACCAACTTCGTAGTTTCTTTTGATCGCTAAAATTTCTCTTGAGTTTTCTTCAAGGGTTACAATATAAGGAAGTTTAATTCCAGTAGGCTCACCCGTTTCAACATTTACATCTTCAAAACCTTCAAGATCTAAATTAACATGACACTCTAATAAATTAAATACATCATCATCTCTTCCTGATTTTGTTCTTCCTTCTAGTTCAGCTTCTTTTTGTTCTAAATCATCTTCTTTGAGTTGACCTGGTTTTAATTCAATGTCTCTATAAAAACCTGCAACTTGTTGTTTTCTTAATTCGTTTTCAGAAATTTTAATTCTATGAATAATTGCTTCTGCATCATCTAAAGAAGTTGCAGTGTAAGGTACCACTAAATCATCAGCAGGTACAAATTTAGAAACCGCTCTTTCTAACATTTCATCATAATAAACTTTTTTAAATGATGATCCGGCTAGAGGTAAATAAAATAACATTTGATCAAACTCAGGTTCATACTCAGGCATCTTGTCCATGATTTGATAATTCATAAATTCTTTTACACGTTGTGACTGTTGTTCTTTATCCGGTGTAGGTAAACCCATCACTTGAGTTCTAACCGGTCCTTGTGCAGGTAATAATTCTTTGTACGCCAAAGCTTGAAATTGAGTTACCGCTTCTGCTAATACAGGGTGAGTTGCACCTGACGCACCTGAAAAGGGTTCAGTTCTATTTTCATATTTAAACCCTAACAAGTCTAATCCTTGTCTATAAGTTTGTTCCCAATCTTTTCTAGAACTTTTATAATCGGTGTAATTTTGAAATAACTCTGAAGATAATCTTCCTAAAACATCATCAGGTAAATGATCGGCTAAATTATCATAATGGTTTTGTCCACCTTCTAATGCAGCGGTTGCTGGGTCATAAGAAATATCAACAGATCCATCTTCATTCTCTTGAACTTCAACAGGAGGATTTTCTTCAATCTCTTGTTGCTCTTCAATTTGCTGTTCTAGAATTTCTTCTTCAGCTGGAAGTGTAACTGTTTTTTGTTCTACGTTGGGTAGAGCTTTGTCTATATCTGCCATTAATTTTCTCCGATCGTACTGTTTTAACAGTATTATAGTTAATATTCAAGCCTTGGGGCTGGGGTCCTCTTTTAGGGGGTGGTCCTGATTTTTTGCCTATCATCGTTTACCGCTTCTTAATAAACCTTGATCAATTATAGTGCCACCATCATCAAGTATTCTTTGAATATCCTCTTCTGCTATTTCTTTATAAATATCATCTTCTGTAATTTTTGAAATATCCTTGCCTATATCTCTATAACTATCAACATCAACTCCATAGTCGACATCCTTTAACTTGCCTTCTGCATCAGGTCTAACAGTCAATTCTTCGTATTCAATTTTTCCTGTTTCAGGGTCTTTGTAGACTGAATAAAGTTCTTCTTGATAATAGTAATCTGAATCTGTTTTTTTGGTTATGCTATAACCTTCTGGTCCCTCTTCTAGTTTGTATGGTCCCATTTCATATTTTACAGTGTCTGATCCTGGTTTTGGATAATCGATCATTTTTCCAAAACGTCTAATTGTTGAATATAGTTCTTCAAGAATGGCTGGAGCGTATCCACTGAAATCTGGTGCAACTGTTTTTATTTCTTGAGCAATCTTTGGTGCAAGTTT